ATTGGTCATGGGGGCAGGTCGATCCTGCCAGAATGATATGCTTGTTTCCAAGATTAAGCCATGCATGCCTTGTTGAATAACTGTTGTAAGTTGCTCCTTCTTTGGAGTAGTGGACGGTGAATCTGCGAAAGGCTCCGTATAACTGTTATAACCCTACTGTCAATTCAATGCCTTAAGAATATCTTATTGGCCGGCCTGTTCTTTTTTCCCTAAAAAGAGGAAGAGCAGCGATTTTAACTAACTTATTTGAACTGCTTGCAGCTCTTATGAGCGTGTTTTCATCGTTGTGCCAGTCTACATGGATATCCGATGGTAATTCTACGGCTAATACATGAAATCTCCTGTACTTTGTAAGCTCTTGGAGTACTTTTTGTGCTTCAAATCCTTGCATTGGTCATGGGGGCACAAATTAGAACCCATCTTGAATGAGATGTAAATTTTTACCTATTGGTGAGATGATCCACTCCATGACATACTAGCTGGTTCCTACGCTTCAATATCGTTGGCTCTTTGCTAGTACAATAGAGGGGTTTCAGATCTATCAACTATTGTGCAGGGTATTGACCTGTTCAGGTTATAACGGATACAGAGAATCAGGGCTCGATTCTGGAGAGGAAGCCTAAAAAACCGCTTCCACTTCTAAGGAAGGCAGCAGGCGCGAAACGTTCCCAATGACTACGCTGTTGAGGACGTCAGGAAACATACGGATCTGGGCTATCAGCTCAGAAATCCGGATGAGGGCAAAATAGACCTCTCACCAAGAAACGATTAGTGGGAAAGTCTGGTGCCAGCAACCGCGGTAATTCCAGCACTAATAGCATATCATTAAGTTGTTGCAGTTGAAACGCTCGTAGTCTAAATGGACTGAAGTCTGGAATAGAGTGAAAGTATTAAGGGGGTTGGTTAAAAATAGCAAGGCATTGAATTCGTTCAAGTAGTCTACTGTTTTTTCCTACTCTCTACTGAATCTTTATTTTTTGATGTAGGTCAAAATCACGCTCTATTTGTTGGGGGCAACTTTAATTAGATGCTTTCAATGAGTGGAGCAACCTACCTTGAGCAAATTAGCTTGCTCAAAGCAGGTCTTCTCATTGACACACGAATATTACAGCATGGGATAACTGGTCTCCGGACAAGTTGGTTTCTTGTGTCTAGAGAAGGTTGATTAATAGGAGTGGAAGGGGCCAGCCAAACTATGGGGCGAGGGGTGAAATCCGTTGACCCTCATAGGTTGATCAAGAGCGAAAGCAGCTGACTATTATACTCCTTTTGATCAAGAACGAGAGTGGGGGGATCGAAAATGCTGTTGATAAGGAATTCTTCTTTAGGCGCCTCCAAGCGTTTACGGAGCGTTTGTCTGTTCACCTGCCCTCGACCGTCCCTATTACTCGACAACAATTTGTTGAGACTTATTCGGGCCGCAAGCGAGTGAACTATCAAAAGGCTCTGGATAGCTTGGATGTAATCCCATTGCGTCCTAAAGATTCTTATATTAAGACCTTTTTGAAGTTTGAGAAAACTAACTTCACTAATAAGGATCCTGTTCCACGTGTGATCTCCCCCCGAGATCCGCGATTCAACATAGAGATTGGCAGATATATAAGGCCAATCGAGGAGCGAATTTTTAAAAGTATCGGTAAAGTTATGGGACGTGATACTGTTATGAAAGGAATGAATGCGGTCCAAATTGCTTCCTCTATTACACGCAAGTGGAATGAGTTTAAGAAGCCTGTTGCTGTCGGTATGGATGCATCTCGGTTTGACCAGCATGTCTCGAAAGAGGCATTGGCATGGGAACACTCAATTTATGGCCGTTGTTTTTGGCAACAAAAGCATCGGTCTCGGCTTCATAGTCTTACACGTCAACAGCTATCCAATAAATGTTTTGGGAGAGTTGGTGACGGTGAAGTTGAATTTGTAACTGATGGAGTTCGGGCGAGTGGGGATATGAACACCAGTTTGGGTGCATGTTTAATAATGTGTGCTATGGTGTTTTCTTATTCTCATGAGCTATCTATCAAAATTGAGTTGGTTAATAACGGAGATGATTGTGTAGTTATTATGGAGTCTGGTGATTATAGTCGGTTTGCTAGTCACGCTCCAAAGTGGTTTAAAGAGATGGGTTTTACGATGGTTATCGAAGAACCCGTTTACACTTTGGAACAGATTTCCTTTTGTCAGACTCAACCCGTTTTTGTCGGGCCTGGGGCTTTTGACTACATTATGGTGCGTGATCCTCGAGTTGCTATCTCTAAAGATTCAACTTGTATGCACCCATATTACCGTCCAGTTGAATTTTTGGGCTGGATTAAGGCCGTAGGTACTGGGGGCATGTCGCTGGCTGGCTCTTTGCCGGTTTGGGATAGCTTTTATGATATGTACTTGCGGTCTTCCGTCGGGCACAATGCCCATCACCTTAGTAATGTTTGGGGATGGGGTGTCCGTAAGATGGCTAGTGGTTGCTCTCGTGTGCATGGCACACCAAGTGAACAATCACGGGCATCTTTTTATTGGGCTTTCGGTATCTCTCCAGAGGAACAGTTGAGTATCGAAAAAGTCTATAGCGCACGCTTGGTGTCTGGTTTTAACGATCCAAACGCTGAGAGGTGGCTAACACTTCCTTTCTAACAGTGTCATGAACGTCGCACCAGACGTATAAAGGGTGGGGTGGTTGCTAACCATTGGGTTGTGTGTTGTAATTGCCCAAAACGTTGGGATCATGGTAGGAGTCTTTATTGACCACCGCCCACTCTGTCCCGTAAATATTTACGTACCCGTTCGATATGTTTTCATGGTAGGGCCACTTAGTGGTACCGCCCAATCTGAAACATGTTTAATTACTAAGCTTAACCGCGGAATGTCGAACGACTGCACGGGCGTCCATTTTGGTCTTCCACGATGAACAGTCTCTTGTGGCGAGGGATCCAATACATGCCACCAAAAAGAAAAACTAAATCTAAGAGGCCTAAGAAGGCCTCCACCTCCTCCAATAATGAGCTTGCAACTGTCACCCGCATGCTCAAGCAGATGAACAACCGTCCTGGCTCTGAAGTCACCGACCTTGGGCGTCTGCTCCTTAAGGGTGGCAATATTGCTTCATCTTTCTTTGGTTTTCCTAAGATTTTTGGATCTGGCTCTTATGCTATGACCAATTCTCTTTGGAATGCCACCTCACAAGTCCCGATTATGCATAGTTCTAATGAGTCCGTTCGTATTAAGCACCGAGAGTATATCGGTGACATTACTATGAATGGTGCTAATTTCCTCACTTATCCATTTGCTATTAATCCTGGTTTGGCCTCTACCTTTCCCTATTTGTCTGCTGTTGCTCAGAATTTTCAGGAATACTCTTTTAAAGGTTTAGTCTTCGAATATAAGTCTACAAGTGCTACTGCTCTTGTCTCTGGCACCAATACGGCCATGGGTAGCGTTATGCTCGCTGCCCAGTACCGTGCTGATGCGCCTATTTTCGTTAATAAGACTCAGTTGTTGAATGAGATGTGGTCAGTTGATACTGTCCCTTCTCAGAATACTGTTCTTCCTGTTGAATGCGCTCCGGCAGAGACTGTTCTTCCTAAGCAATATATTAGAACTGGTGCTGTTACTGGTGACATTAAATTGTTTGACTTGTGTACCCTTACTGTTGCCACTTTTGGTGCACAGACTGGTCAGAATAATGTCGTTGGAGAGCTTTGGGCGTCTTATGATGTCGAGCTCTGTAAACCTCAAGTTTCTAGTACTGTTTCTGCTCCTGGTTCTTCTGCTTACTATGGGATTAGTAATTCTTGGTCTACCAATAACTTGTTTGGTGGTGTTTTGCCAAGTGCTGCTAGCACCATTGCCATCACTACAAACCTTAACACTCTTTCCTTCCCTGTTGGTTCTGGTGGCTACTATCTTATTTCCATTGCTGCTGTTGCTGCTGGCACTTATGCCGGATTTGCTCCAGTTTATGTTAATATGCATGCTGCTTCGAATAACGTTGTTACGAATTTCTTTGGTCTTGGAGCTTTGCAAGGCGACTCCTTTGGGGTAGTCGTCTTACTCACAGCGCCAGCCAATGCTATCGCAACTTTTACAGTCCCAACTGGCTCTTATCCAACTGATACTGGTATCCTAGGAGTTTCTGTTATTGCATTACCTAATCTCCCCAATCTTTGGGGTGTTTGATTTGTTTGATTTCACCGATACTGTCCTGCCAAATGACGTTAAACTGGGTAGTGATGCGTCTTACGTATCTAGTGAGTACTTGAAATCTTTGTATTTGTTTGGATCAAATTCCTCGCAAATACTTTGTGGGCAAGCCTCATTCCAAAC